CGGCTTGAGTAATCTTATAACTAGCAAACTTTACTAGTTCATCCATTGGGTCTGACTCATCAACTGGAAGTAAACCTAGAAGTCCGTCAGCAACACCACTAACTAAATTAGCAATAGATTGTACAGCGCCACCTACTTCTGCAACAGTCATGGCGCCAGAGAAAACTGTTAATGCTTTCGCATTTAATTCAATTTGTTTGACTTCTTCTTCAGAGATTTTGTGTTTAGAGAACTCTTTCAGAGCGACCATTGGGTCTTTACCCTCTATGCCAAGGAAACCAGCAAGACCGTCAGCAATACCACCAACTAATGTGCCAAGTCCTCCGAGTCCTGCACCTAGACCTTGTGCCCCCATAGCAAGACCGAATTTGGCCAGTGCTTCACCCATTGCAATAACTTTATCGGTGTCTACATCTGCATCCGATAGATGTTCCATCCCCTCTGCAATATCTTCAACACTAGCTCTAAACGCTTTAGCGCCGACATAACCTACCCCGATTAAACCTAGTAGAAATGCTAAAAAGACTGGCACACCTATTACTGCCTTTTTAGTTCCCCAAAACTGCATGCCCATACCCAGGCTGCCTATCATTCCAGCAAGGCCTCCTAGTCCGCCAGCAGCTTCTGCTGACTCAGCGTCGCTAACAACATTAGTGCCACCATCACCAGTCATTGCAGTAACAGTAGCATCCTCAGTAACATTAGCTGAACCTAAGGCATCGCCTCTAGCATCAGCTTCTGCTATCACAACTAACTGATTTACACTATCTCTAATAATCTCTACATCACTAGCGATTGTATTAAGTATAGGTGTTGTATCGATAGTATTTAATGCAGAACTACCAGATGAGAACGAATTTGATTGAGCCGCAGCCGCAGCTGCACGCTTTTGTGCAGCGATAATCGTCTTACCTTGAGGACTATCGGGTTCGTACATTACTCCTGATTTTGCTTGTACCAAATCGCCTATTGATGCCATTTGTTATCGTCTCCTATTTTGTTCTTCTATTTTTTTATTTTCTTCTTTAATATGCCCTATTAACATTTGAACATATATGTCCCTTTCCCACGGCATCATATTCTCAATATCAAATAATGCATAATTATGGTGTTGCATAAGAGAGAAATTAGTGTCAAAATAAATCTCTAAACTACTATGCGAAAGGGCTATACGAAAAAATCGTTTAGGCCTGTTAATGTAATATCACTCTTAACCTTAGTTTCAGGGTTCTCTATATTAACCGTGTGTGTCAACTTAGGCATAGTATCAAAAAACTTTTGAATTTCTAAAAACTGTTTCGAGTTAAGTGATTCAAGAAAATCAATAATTTCTTGTTTAGTCGAATCTTTTGCATCATAGACATCTTCACCTTTCTTGTCATATATTTGTGAAACGCATGAAGCAATTACATCTAACATATTTGAAGCATTAATAACAGTAGTAGAATCTGTGAATGAATCAAGAGTTGGGTATTGCATAATCATTCCCATCTCATCTGTCAATTCAATTTTGTTAGTATGTCCTTCTGTTATTTGTACATCAACTGTTGTCAAATCAATTTCAGTTTGAACAAATGTTTCATTGTCATCAGGACAACGCAAATTTACAGTAGAAACTTCTCCGACTGACTTTGCTCTAATGTTCAAAAATATGTACTCTATGTCAAATATTGGTGCTCTGTTTACATCAAATTTATCAAATGTGCATGACTTAACAATGTCTTTGACTGCATTAAGAATTCCTGATTGTTCTTGGGCTTCCATTGCAATCAATAAAATCTTTTCTTCTTTTACCAAGAACGGGCGAAACTTTACTTTCTCGTCTGTTGATGGTACAACCAACTCATATGTTGGGGTGTTTACCTTGGGTAGTGCCATAATTTATTTCTCCTATTATGTAAAATTATGTAATTAATAACCGAATGTTTTCAAAACAAGGTTGTAACCATCAGAATTTCTATATGAATCAATTGATTCTTCTGTTAGATTATACCATTGTCTATATTCAAAACTCACAGCTTGTGTTGCAATTTGGTTTGCAGACTCATAAGAGTACTCAATACCAGCAATTGTCGATGGATAAACTTCAGTTGCTTTAATACCATATGTAATTTCATTATTAGTATCTAATTGATATATCTCCATTGACCCAATATAGTCATTATAGTAATTTGCTTTATGTGTTGTTGTGCTAACTGCCATTTTTTGCCATTTTTCAAAGTAATGTCTTTCTCTTAAATGACTATCTAAGTAAAATGAAGCAGCTATAGTTCCTGCATAGTCGTGAGATGTAACTATCTGTCTGCCTGGGGCAGAACCGTGTTGCATATCTTGTGCCTGTAAATCGTGTCCAGGCATTGAAACAGAATTGCAATGTAGGGTTAGTTGTTGACCAAGATTCCTTGACATCGCCCTTAACTGGTCCATGTTTGTTTCTTGTTCAAATGTAGTTTCGCCTGGCGCCCCCGTTTCACTCTGAGCTTGGGCAATTAGTCTGTTAAGGTTTGATGGTGGCGTTATAACAACCGCATACCTTGAAAGTCTGGCAAATCCTTTTGAACGATTCATTGATGCGATAAAATCTTGAAGTGCTGGCATATCTATCTGTTACCGAATGACCCGCCTCTGAATCGTGCAACTGGTAAAAATATACCGATTGCCATTTCGTTTGGCGGAATGTTTAAAAATGATGACCTAACTTGACTAAACAGATAATGTTTTATACACAATCTGAAGAATCTATTGTTCTCTATGCCACCTGTTAAATTATATCGTGTGTTTCTATCAAAATTCTTATCACTAGCATACTTAGATAGTTGTCTTAGAAATGTAACTCTCTGTGCCATAGGCAGATAGTGAAAGTTCAGTCCGTAGAACCCACCCTTTGCAGCCTGTAGTGGCAGAATCAGAGGGAATCTATCATAAAATGGTAATGTTGCCTTGTGTTTTGGGTCGTATGCAAATAGATTCATCACGCCATACTTAGGTCGTAATGTTGCCTTGCCTTGATTGATTAACGCCCTCGCACCAGGTGTAGTCATTTTTTTGACTTCATTCCTATACCAGTTGTATGATTTAGGACCTGTTGTTGTATCAAGAATCTTGTCGAATACTGTTTTTGCCATGCTACTATTTATACAGGTTTGTAGATAGTTATTAGTTCTTCTTTACCCTTAACTTTGATTTTATCTACTTCAACTGACTTGATGTCTGTGAGTTGTTCCATCGTGTAACTCGAATAGAGTGTAGGTGAATCTTTGAAATCACCTCTACCCGCCGTTGCCTCTAGTCGTGCGGCCAGATTGACTGCATCGCCGATAACTGAGAAGTCAAATCGTGTTGTACTACCCATATTACCTACAATTGCAGTACCAGTATTCACGCCTGTGCCAACATTGATATCAGGCAGACCTCGTTCTTTGTATCGTTGTTTGAGTTCTAGTGTCTTTGCTTCTATTTCGATTGCAGACTTGACTGCCATCTCAGCGTGGTTTGGCATATCAATCGGTGCATTGAATACCGCCATAATACAATCTCCCATAAACTTGTCGACCATGCCACCATTATTGAGTATTATGTTCGTCATTTCATCTAAGAATTCATTGACGAGTTCTACTAGACCTTCGGGGTCGTCTTTGTTCTTATAGAATTCTGATATAGGTGTGAACCCGATAATGTCCATAAACAGAAATGACATCTCTCGTCTGTCGCCACCGAGTTTTAGTAAGTCAGGATTCTTCTGTAGAGCTGCAACTTGTCGTGGGTCAAGATAGTGTTCAAACTGTTTCTTAATTTGTTGTTTCAGTCTAAATTCAAGTATAAATCGATTGAATGTAGAATGAAACCCTACGATAAAGAATGTCAATAATGCCCATGTAATGTCTACTAGAACCAGTTGTGTCGTAAACATGTGCTGAAAATAATATACACCAGAACCGAAGATACCAATCAATGAGAGACCGATTACCCAGTATGGCAGAAATCTCGTTATCAGTATGATTGCAATGCCTAATAGAAGTCCTGCGAGTAGTTCTAATAGTTCATCATATCGTTTGATTGTTTCACCATCAAGTATCGTCTGTAGTGTTTGTGCAGATATAACATAGTCATACTGTTCGCCAGTCGGTGTTGCAACGACACCACCTAGTCCTTCTGCCGTCATGGCAATAATGACTGTCGTTCCTGCAAGTTCGTCAAAGCTCTCTGCACTAGCAGAGATTGTCTTAAATTCTTTATTCCATCGTACCCAGACTCTTGCATTTGTGTCTGTGTTGATTGTTGCATATGCAGGCACTCTCATTGCAATGATGCCCGATTCGTCTGCCTTGACCTGATATGACGGGTCGCCAACTGCAACTCGTATTGTTTCGATTGCCATGTTCGGGTAGACTTCTTCACCTATCTTCATCAACAATGGCACTCGTCTGATTACACCATCAATCTCGGGTGCAGTATTGATGACGCCCACACCAGATGTACACTCTGCAAGTTTAGGTAGTGGTCCGACCATGCCAGGCCATTCAAACAGATATGGTAGTGGGTCGCCTATCTTTGCAACACCTCGTGGTACTGCATTACTCGTGGTCTTTTGTGTCGTGCCTGTTTGTGCAATGACTGTACCGTACCCTAGTGCCTCACAGAACACATCATCGCCACCCATTCTATCTTCTTCACTAAACAATAACGGCATCACAATAATGCCTGTCTGTGCGTTTCTTAAATCAAATATGAGTTGTGCAAGAACATCTCGTTTCCACGGCCATTGACCGTACTTTTCGATTGCTTGTTCATCTATGGTAACTATTGTTACTGCTTCAGAAGGAGTCTTTACTTCGTTCTGTAGTACATAGTC